CCTGGCCGAGGCCATGCTGAACGCCATGCGCAAGAACAACGTCATCGACATCCGTGGCTACGACAAACGGCCCAAGTATCTCAAGGATGCCCACGACAAATGGCTGGATACTATCCGTGGTTGCAGCAGGAAACCAAGTGGTGTAGAAGAAGACAACAAGTAAAGGGGTTATCATGGCCAAAGACGAACAGAAATTCCGCAACGTGGGTCTGCTACTGGACGACCACGAGAAACTACGCCAGCTTGCAGATCGTGAGCAGCGTTCCATGGCACGCCAACTGTCTGTGCTGATCCGCAAAGCATTCGAAGAGGTTGAAGCCAATGCGTAAGATCGACGAGATCATCATCCACTGCACCGCTACCACACCGAACTGGTGGGAAGGCCGCTCGACAGAGGAGAAAGTCCGCGAGGTTCGGGACTGGCATTTGAAGCGAGGCTTTAATGACGTGGGCTACCATTGGTTGATCGACAGGGATGGAACCGTGGTGGCAGGACGCCCAGAAGAAAAGACTGGGGCTCACGTCAAAGGGCACAATACCGGGACCATTGGGATCAGCCTGTTTGGCGGACACGGCTCGAGCGCCGACGACCAGTTCAGCGACAACTTCACCTGGGCCCAGGAAGAGGCGCTCCGTAACCTGATCCAACAGATCGAGCAGCGTTATAACATCCGTAAGATTAGTGGGCACAATGAATATTCAATTAAGGCGTGTCCTGGCTTCCGCGTCGGTCCATTCCTACACGGTAAGAAGGAACCCGCACCTCGGACCTCGGTCACTCAATCTAAGACTATGCAGGCTTCGGCAGTGCAGGTCGCCTCGGGTGCAGGTGCTGCAGTCACCTCGCTGTCCATGCTGGATGGCAACGCGCAGTACATCGTCCTCGGGTTCGCTGGTCTGATCGCCTTGATGGCTGTCTGGATCATGCGTGAGCGCCTGAAGAAATGGGCGGCTGGGATCAAGTGATGCTCGGTAAGCTTCAGCTCTACGGTCTGATCGCCCTCGCGTTTATCGCGGGGGTGTTCGGCATCTACATGGGTGGCGTACAGCGCGGCATCGACCGAACAAAACGCAAGATAGACGAGAAGCGTCTGTCTCATATGAAGACCGCCAAGGAGGTGGACGATGAGATTACCTCTGCTGATGACCAGCGCCTTGCTGACATTGCATCTGAGTGGGTGCGCAAAGATAACGAGTGATAGTTATTGCGATGTAGCGTCGCCAATGTACTTCAAGTCGGACGAAACCGTCTCGTGGTTGTTGCGAAATGATCGTACACTGTTAGTGGACATCACAGTGCACAACGAAACTACGAAACGGATATGCGGAGACTCAAACTCCTAAGTCGGATCCTTCACGATGTATCCTTCCGGGATACGTCCGAGTCGTTTTGCTCTCGCGCCTGGCGCCTGCAAGACAAGTCACGCTTCTGGAAAGCCTGGACCTACTTGTTTGGAAGGCGGCACTGCGCCGCCTCCCACGCTTTCTACTGGGCTACTCTTCCACATCAAAAGGATCGACATCAAACTCGTTGATGTCTACCGCCCACACGCGGTGCGATGCACGCTTGTTCCCAGGCCCGCTGTATACATCCGCCAGGGCGATCTTCCCCTGGGCGTACAGGCCATGGCAGAGCGTCCCAATCTCCCCGCTGTTGGTGTTCATCAACCGTGCAAGAGTGGCCGTGCGTAGCGGTCCAAACTCCTCGAGCAACCCAACCACCTGCACGTCTCTCGATACAGCAGGCTTCTCTTCCTCCGGCTCAGCAGAGATGTCCTCGAATGCCGAACCTGTGACCTCGGCCCTGACCGCACGCCACTGTACCCGGTGCCGCTTGTCCTCATAGTTCGGTATCACAATCGCCTTGATGTAATCCCCGGCCTTGATCTTCACGGCCTCAACGATACGAGCGTTTACAAACACCGCCTCGCCATCTGCTGTCGATCCAAACGCACTGCCTGCCACGGTCAGATCGTCGATAAACACATCCTTGGTTATTGTATCAGTGAACATTATATTTCGCCCCTTCTCTTTCGCATTCCTCGTAGTACTCAACACCAGCTTTCGCTGTCTTCTCGACGTACTCCAAGAAGTCCTCATGGTTCTCGAACAACTGCCCCGACAGAGCGATGAACCGGATGATCGAGATCGTGCAGACCACCAAAGGGTTCGCATCCCGCTCCCCCCATATCTCCATCATCGCGTTCAGCTCGTCGTGGACAAGGCTGTGTTCTTCCATATCAAAGTTACTCTTGTGGTCGGCCATGCCTACCTCCTAAAAATCCGGTTCCCATAACACCCCCTTCTTCTGCAGCCGTTGGAAATGTATGAGCTCTAGCTTCTCGACCCTCGCATCTTGGTTCTCCCACTCCATGTCAGAGATAATGCGCTCCAGGCGTTTAACTTCTTCACTCACGTTGATCAGATTCTTCGTATTCATCTCGTATTTTCTCCAGTAAATATTCCTCGATTGTTTCGCAGTTGATCTTCTTCGCCTCAGATACCAGCCACACACGCTGTTCCATGCTCAAGTGATCCATCAAACTAATGATCGAACCACCCTTCATACCAAACTTGGAGAGCATATAACTCGTTGCATAGTTGCGATCAGGGCGAGGTATGACCCCCTTGTTCCTTCCTCTGGTTAACGCTCCAGCTACCGTATGCTTATTCACACCAAGCTCAGAAGCTATCTCCTGAACCGACTTGCCCTTGCGCGACATCTCCCAAATGCGCAGGGTTATATCCTTGATTGTTGCTCCTCGCATCTTTGCCCTTCTCAATGATGTCTAGTAACGACAAACACTCCTCGATGTCATACCGCTTGTTGTCCCCTATGGCCTTGAAATCAGCAAGCAGGATGTCAAGCTTCCTGCGCAAACGCTTCAATGCAAAACTATCAACAGCAGCATCTTTCAATTGTTGTCTCCCCTTGTCATCGTGATGTACTACGTCCTTCGCGGAACCACGGATGAAGGCGATGTGAGTTTTCCCTCCACCCATCATATCACTTTCCTCTTGGTTCCGCACGATATTCCCTCCAATGTTTGTTGCCCATCCGACCCCACTCCTGGCACTGCTTTGTGTCCCGCCACGTAGTGTGGGCCCGTGCCTGCATCCGCTCGTTTTCGGCAGGCGCTACACTCTCCAGGCACCTGCGGTAAATCAGCTCTAGGCTCTCGGTACTTGCACCTTGGTCAGCCATTTGATTGCTCCTCATAGAATTTATCTACAACCACATCCACCATCCACTCAGACAGGCTGGGGTATCCCCCGTTCACCGCCTGATCACACATCCAGTTCAAGACCTCGGTCGTAACAGTCTCGCCCTTGAACAACAGATCACCAATCTTTCCCGTTGCCAAGTTAAACTGATGATGTACACCCTTGGCCGTGATCCCATCCGCCCGGTGGTCCGACGCAGTGGGCACGTTACGACGTGGCTTCAACAGTACGCCCTCGTTGCGCAGCCGGAAGATCTTGTCCTTCACGCTGCCTTGCGTACGTTTTAACGTACGTGCAATCTCCGGCATCGTATGACCCTGCTTGTACATGGCAATGATCGTCGCCTCTTCCTCCACGCTGTACGGGTTGTTGGCGTAGTCCTTGCGCTTGGCTGGAGGCAGATCCTCATACTTGCGTAGCGTGATGATCCGCTGCCGTACGTTCTCCCAGCTCCGGCCCAACATACTTGCAATCTCATGGTACGTAGACCCCTTGTGCAACATCTCCTTGACTAGTGTATCTTCTGCTTCTGTGTATCGACCCGTTCTCATCGGTCCTCGGTCCTTGCTCTTGGTCTAATTGTGTAGCCAGAGGCTACATGAGTACGCACACATCCCATGGTCGCGTCTTCCCAGTCGTTGTACAGGATGTCGTACATGTCAGAGGACAGCCGCAGTGCCTGCTCGCAGCTCGCCTCGGTTTGGTAGGGGATGACCGACTTGAAGTCCTCCCCGTTGATCGTCACCACGAACACCAGAAGGGTGAGGTAGGTCATTGCTCCTCCCGGCACTCGCGGCAGACAAGCATGTCCTTGCCATCCGCCAGCGTCATGTTCTCCCCGCACGCAGGGCAGGGCCTGTAGATCTCACCGTTGCCTAGGCACTCGTCGCAGATCTCCGTGTGTGAGTAGATCTCCCCCACGTCCCGGCTGAAACTCTGGGGCTTGTACTCCTCAACCTCGATCTCGCCTGTCCCGTTGCACACAGGGCAGTCCATGTACACAGGGATCTCCTGCAGATTAATAACCTCTGGCATCATGCTTCCTCCGTTTCAAAATGCTCTGGGCCGAGCTCTTCCAACCCCGTGGCTGGCCGGTACACACTCCGCATTGTGCGCAGGCGGAAAAATCCCCTGTGCTCCGGATATGCATCCATGAACCAACGCGCATAGAACGGGCGGTGGTTGTTATTTAGTTTGAATGTGGATTTGCCTTCGTGGTCCGCGGAGTCTGTCTCCCAACGAATGCGCTCGAACACACCGTTAACAGAGTAGTGACTGAACCCACGCTCGATCACCTCAAACGTAAACTTCACAAAGTAATCCCACACTTTCGGGTTCTCCACATGGAAAGCCATCGCGTGAGACAGCATCTCTTCGTATCTATTGTTCATTCCTTCTCTCCTATAAACACAGCCCTAAAGGCCTCGTCCAAGATTTCGTCAATGTCACGCCCGATGTCCAAAACAAAAGTCTCAGCACGAACGTACGTGTGCTCCCCGTCATACCGAGCGCAGCCCTCGCCGCCAGACACAACGTGCCCACTATCGTCAAAGTCTACCCAGATAATCTTAGGTGGCGTCTTCATCATTCCCTCCTTGCTTCAAGATCCAGTCGTACACATCCTGAAGGTCTACTTTGGATATGCCGCAGTATAGCAGCAGCGTCAGACCCTCTTCGATCACCGACTGGGCAGCCTTGTCCGACATGTCGAAGGTGTAGGTAGCATCGCCGTTCTCATGCTCCTCGACGTGATTCATCACGATGTAGAAAGGTTCTTCACTCATCCTTCTCTCCTTCCAGTTCCGCTTCCAGTTCTCGTAGCATCCTCCGTGTATACGCCTTCAAAATTCCTTGCCCGTGCTCACTGTCTGGCACCCATAGCATATCGTCTAGTTCTTCCACCGCCCACGCCAGCTTGGATTTCAGGCGCTTGTTCTCTGCCTCCAGTTCCTTGATCCGCTCCTGCATCTGCGCATGCTCACGAAACCACTCGTCAGGCAGAGGCTTGCGCCCCTCGGGCAGCTTACTCAAGTCCCACTTAGCCATCGGCCCGCTCCTTCCTCAAACCTACGTTGTTTTCTGTCCCACGCTTCGCAGCACGGCGTACCGTCTGCTCACTCACACCCAAGGCCTTCGCCGCAGCAGCAAGGCTCTCGTACCTCGTACCTCGGATCTCCACAGGCTTGCGCTGGCGCTTCTGGAAATCGCCCAAGCCACGTCCTTCTCCACTCATGGTAAATGCTCCTTAGTTGACGGGCCTTGTTGCCCACGTACAAGTTACATGCAGGCTGGGGGGTTGGCAAGGGGAAATGTGCATGTTATTTTTAAAAAAGACAACACAGGAGAAACCCATGTCTATCACCGTACCCGATCACGACACACTCATTATACACATCCAAAACTACGTCATCATGGCCGTGGACAAAGAAGGATGGCCACTGATCCGTGAACTCTGTGAGGTGTATGATGTGTCCCACCCAGTGATGCGAAGAATCTACTTCTGGGAACCCAAAGACCACACGTCCTTTAACTTCCGAAAACTGATCAATGCATACGATCTCGCATACAACTTGGTGCATGGAATGAAAGCAAAGAGCAACGCTTCTTGAAACTTGGACCTTGCACCTCGGACCTCGGATCTGTATAAAAGCTTGGCCGAAAGGTACTGCTCATCAACTGATTCGTGACACCGTGACGGCACGGTGACACCGCCGTGACACCAGTTTGTCACGGCTTTTTTTCTGTCTTCACAATGGGTTAGCAGGCATTTTCAGACGAGTTTCCTTATAGACCCTCTGCTGGGTAGTTGGAAAAAGTTGAGACGAAATCTCAAAAATGGTGTCACGAGTGTCACGAGTAGATTTTTTATTTTATTCTGTATTGTTATCAGTAATTTATGAGTACCTATTCCGTGACATGAATGTGTCACGAGGGTGTCACGAGGTGTCACGAGTATTGTATGTACCTGAGTTGTCTGGCCGCACGCGCGCGACTTTTTCATTTTTTTTTGAGGTAAATACCCAGCAAAAAGTTCTATATGGAAACTCGCTTGAAACGCCGGGCCTCCCTGTTGTAAGTTGTGGGCAATCAACATCTTGGAGGACAGGATGCCGAAGAGTAAAAGCGATCCAGAGTTTTGGGAAAAGACACCGGAGACATGGGCAGAGACAGAAGAGTACCCTGATGGGGTGTACTTGAGGGCCGATGGAAAACCAGATCCACGCAAAGGTCAGCTCACCAACAGGCAGGAAACTTTCTGTAAGCTTGTCGTTGAAGGCATTTACTCTAATGCCGAATGCGCAAGGCGTGCTGGGTTTGCAGCAGAGACAGCCGTTAAGTATGCGTCAAAGCTTCTGAACGGCACCGATTACCCGCATGTTTTGGAACGCATACAAGAGCTGCGCGAGGAACGAGAACGCCGCTTTGGTGTGACCACGATCGGCCAGCTTGAACGCTTTGCTAAGCTTTCCCGTGGTGCAGAAGAGGCGGGGCAATACTCCGCTGCCATCAACGCTGAGAAAATACGCTCGGCGCTGGGCGGTCTTACGATTGACCGTCGCGAGACAATCAACACCCTTGACCAGATGTCGAGGGATGAGATCACCGCCCGCTTGGCAGCACTGCAGCAGAAGTACCCGCACGCATTCCAAGTTGAGGCCCAGTACAAGGACGTCACCCCAGATGAGTCAGGGTCCGGAAGCGAACTTTTGGAATACATTGAAAAGAAATCTACCAAAGCAGGTGCTGACGACGAGGATTGAGAACCGCCATGGCGGGGGCGTTCCCGATGTGCATGTATTGTGGGACGGAATGCCCTTCTGGGTTGAGCTCAAGGTGGCAAAAGGCGATAAGGTAAAATTATCGCCCCATCAGGTCGCGTGGCATACAGCTTATTGGGCGCGCGGAGGCCTCTCATTTTTCTTGGTAAAGAGCCTCTCTTCTAGCTACATTCATTTGATTCCGGGGTCAGAGGCGGTTGATTTGGTGCATAAACCGCTGTCCGAGGTGCAAGGATCGATGTTCGCGGGCGCTGGACCGATGGTTGAGGCGCTTCGGGGCGTGGTTTTTGATCATTATGCTGGTGTTGTTGGGAAGATTACCCGCGGTGGTTGAGCCCTGCGGCTTTGTCGGCGGCACTTGAGCCTTGCGGCTTTGTCCTGAGCTCTGCGGCTTTGTCGTGGCCTTCTGAACCGAGAGCCCGCTTGCGGGCACCATGTTTACTGGGCCAAGGCCCTTGGGCCGTGGACCTAATAGAGTGCGCGAAGCGCGCTATTTCTAATGTGCGTCAGCCGAGGCGATGTGCCCCGGCTGGTTGAGTTAGTGTTGAACGATAGCCACTGACTTGGCTTGTTTGTAGCCTGCGCAGAGCTTGCAGCTGTTGCACTGGACCCGACGTCCTGCCTCTTTGGATGCTGGGCAGAGGACCTCGTGCGCAGAGTCGATCTGTTCGAGACCTGTTACGACGCGGAACGTGCGGTTGCCATTGCGCCAGTGTGCCCACGCTTGAGCGTAGTTGTCGGCTGACTGCATGGCGATGTCGGGTCGCCACCCTGCCTGATGCGTATAGGCTAGGTAGTCGTCCGCTGATGCGAGCAGATCCTCCCAGACCTCGGCTGGTGCGGCTCCGGGATCTCCGTATGTGCCGACCCTCACGATCCGCTTGTGGCCCAGCGCCATGCGGTCGATTGTGCGAGTAGCGTCGGGATAGACGCCTCGCTTGTAGGACTTCCAGACGATCGTCGGGCCCTGGCCGAGGTTGACGTAGCACTCGCGTTGCTCGGCCTGCTTGCGGTTGGGGTCAGTGGTTGGGATGCCACGGAACTTGCAGTCACCGCAGATGCTGAAGTCCTCGCCTGTCTTGCTTGCCTCGAGTGGCGAGATGTCCTCCCGCACGATGTATGTCTGCAGCACTCGGCCCGTCTTGGAGTTGCGGTCAGAGTATGTTGCGATGACTACGATTGGTTTGCCATCCAAGAGGCTAGGCCCGTTGTAGATGATGCCGTTGTTCATTTGTATGCGTCCTTCCATTCAGTTGTTGCGGATGTGAGGCGCCCGTAACGGACGACCTCCTGTTTGTATGTGTCACCCATCTCCCAGTGACCGTCGGTGAGCGGTGACCGTGCGGCTACGAACCAGCGAGCGTATGGGTCTTTGGCCTCGCTCGATGGCTGCTTGTAGGTCTTGAGTATGCGCCACTCCCACCCTTGCGGGTTGGTATAGATGGCGTATGGGTTGTCGATGTCGGTTGCTTTGCGGAATGGGTTAGGCATTGGTGCTGTCTCCTTGGTTGAAGTGGGGCGACTTGCGCCGCCCCTGGTTGATTAAAAGGGGATCTCGTCTGCTAGCTCCCGCGTGTCAGGCAGGCGCTCGAAGTTCCGGATCGGGCTGTTGTAGCCATCGTCGATGTGGTCTACGATCCTGACGAACCCGTCGTGCTGGCGCTCCCACTGTCGGATGAATGTGATTGCGTCGAGATCCTCCTCGAGGTAGAGCCAGTCACCGTTGCGGTAGCTGAAGCGAGTGAAGTCCTCTGGCGTGAGATCGATGTCATACAGGTCGTTGAGATGAACCTGCAGCCAGCCGTGACCTGCGTCGAAATGAAACTTGAACTTACGCATCGTTGTTGTCCTCCTTGTTGATTACGTAGCGCAGCTCGTAGTCGTAGTGACCCTGCAGCGACTCGGCAGCGCGGCGCATTGCCTCCTCAACTTGTTTGAGCAAATCCTTCTCGCGCCACTCCAGCTTGTCGATTGTGGACTTGCTCTGAATCAATCGCTTGATGAGCTTGAGGTCAGCGTATGTCATCTCGACCCGAACCGGTGCGTCGTTCTCGTTTGTGTATTCGTACTGCATCGTGTAGCTCCTTAGTGCAGTTGATTAAAACACTACACACATTGATTCCGTGCGGTGTGTCTTCCGTCCCAACCACGAGACCTCGCACCGGAGCGAAGCGTAGGGAATGGTCAAGGACCGCGAAGCGGCCAGCTTGCTGGGCCACAAGTTATGCTGCGTCTCGGGTTCTGGATGCTACGTCACCTTGACCAAGTCCTCTGTTCCAGGGCCAAGTCTTGGGCAAGGTGACGTTGCGTCCAGGTTCAGAGATGCTGCGTAAGTTGTGAGATCCTTGACGATGCAGGTCTTGTGTTGCCATCTGGAAGATATAACCCGCACGGAGGATCATGTGTGTGTGCCTCGTAGCCGACCGACGACCACAGGGCCCCGACGCAGCCGCCGAGGACCTAGGGCCAAGCAGCTTTTGCAAGGAACGCAGCAAAAGTGCAGGTCCGACGGGCCTCGTCGGTAGCGTTGGGAAGGTCGGCGCGGCGCAGTAGTTCCAAGCGCCTCGGGTCATTACTCTCGAAAGCGGGGATGCAATGGGGCAGCGCCTGCGCCCCTTGCTCGACTGCCGTTCGACGACGGCTCGTGGACCGAGGGCTCGATGCCCGACGTCCACGATCCATGGGGGTTACTACAGCTGTTGCTCGTCGAGATTGCAGAGCAACGCTGACCCCCATCCCCCCTTTTTCGGCCCCCGCCACTGTGGCGTCCGCCCTTTATTGCTGGTATCATAAAAAATATCAGGGGTAATTTCATTGGGGCACAAGTAGCCCACAAGCAGAACACACCCCCGTCTTTCATGTGAATATGCAACATGTTTTCTGCTTACAAAAATCGCGGGTATATTTTCGTTCGGGTCTTTGTGGTAAGATCGGTAGCATGTTTGTCCCGTTGATCCTCATATGTAGCCTTGAGCTAGGTTGTAAGACTATCGCAGGTCCGATGGTCGAGGACCTATCGCAATGCTACGCGGCTCTCGACGCTGGGTCCTTGGTCCTTGCACCTCGGTTGGTTGATGGTGCGAAGATATCCGGGGGTCATTGTTTGGAGTGGATTTCGGGGGAAAAGACGTAATGGATCCAATTACTGCGTTATCGATAGCGGCGTCTGCTGTTAGCAACGCCAAGAGTTTGATTGCGGCTGGTCGTGATGCGACTGGTGCTTTGGTTAAGTTTGCTGGGGCGGTTAGTGATGTTAATTACGCTGCTGAGAAGGCGAAGAATCCGAGTGTGTGGAAGAGTTTGACTGGTTCTCCTGAGTCGGAGGCTATGGAGGTTTTTGCGGCACAGAAGAAGATTGCTGCAATGCGTCAGGATCTGGAGACTTTGATTCAGTACAGCTACGGGCAGAGTGGTTTGGAGCAGTACAAAGAGACTTTGCGTCGTGTTAAGGCGGATCGTCAGAAGTCTGAATACCGCCGTGCTGAGTTGAAGGAAGCTTTGATTGTGTGGGGTGTTGGTCTTTTGGCTGTTAGTTCTGCGGTAGCGATGGCTGGTTTTGTTTTTTACTTCATTGGCAAGAGCCAGGGAAAGTGGTGAGATGAGCTTTGACACTGTTAAGACGGTTGCTGGTGCGTTAGCGGCTGTGTTGGCTGTTGGCACTGGTGCATTGAATTTTTCGGATAAGATCGGCGTGGATCTTTGGGATCGTCCTATATTGGAGTGGTCACCGGAGGATTTTGAGATTGTTGGCGGTCCTGCTGACGGTGGATTTAAGGTTGTAGCTGCGCGGACCAAGTTGCGGGATGATTGTGAGGTGGTTGGTTTTACGGTGGAGATTAGGGATGCTGACTACATTGTTTATCCTGCTTCTTCTAGTGCGACGAAGTTCAGCGGCGCTGCGAGTGATGTGGTTGAGAAGTTTGGGTTTTATGTGTTTTTGCATGAGATGGATATACACAAGGTACGTCCTGGGACTGCGACGTTGCTGGCACAGATTAAGTATTCGTGTCCGGAGGGTGAGAAGATAGTTTCGTATCCTCCGATGCTGAACTTTCAGATTGAGGAGCCTGCTCATGCTGGTTCGTGAGGATTTGCCTGAGTATCCTGTGTATGGCCGTGCGTATGCCAAGAGCTTTTTCTGGTTGCCTGTGGAATTATTTTTGTATGCATGGTAGGGTTCGTGGGACTTGAACCTCGGACCTTGGACCTATGGCTGACAAAGACTTAATGTATTACGTGCCTCCCGAGTTGCGTGGTCCGCTGTCTGAGGCGGGTCGGGTTGGTTATAACATTTTAGATAACATCATTGGTTTTGACGACGAATACGACACGACTGGTGAGTTGTTGGCTCGTTCGTTGCGTGAGAACCCTGTTGGCACGGCCAAGGGTATGGCTTCTGGTGCGTATGAGGGTTTGAAGGGCGCTGTGTCGGACCCGGTTGGTACTCTTGAGGGTATGGGCAGTGAGGTGTTGGCTGCGCTTTCACGTTTGCGGGAGCCGTTGCCGGAGGATGCGAGTCGCGAGGAGATCGCACAGCGGACCTCGGACCTTGGTATTTTGGCTTCTGTTGTTCCTGTTGGCAGGCTTGCAAAGGCTGGCGGCGAGTCGATGGTCGATGCGGCCTTTGTTGATCAGTACTATCGCAAGAAGGACCGTACTCCGGCGGTTGACATTGATAGGTTTGCGGGTCGTCGGTTGTTTACTCCTTCGGACGTAGAAGCGGATATGATGCGCTCTAATCCGACTCCTGCTGAGCAGATGTATCTGGAGACGTTGAAGGATCCCAGGCGTACTTTTGAAATGCCGTTCTATGACTACGAGGGTAACCTTGTAGAGACCAGGCCCATGACTTCACTGAACTGGGGGCCTGAACACATAGGAGAACTTCGCCCTAATGCGTTGAAGGATTGGTCTATTGGGCCTTCTTCAGAGCTTCCCCCCGATTCTCTGGGACAAGCTGATATTATTCAAAAAACAATTGAGTACAGTGACGCTCTTCCCGCCTCGGATGTTGAAACTATTCTTCGTCACGAGATTCAACATGCGGATCTTAGCGAGGCGGGTGTTCCTATTGAGGCAGTTGGATCAAACGTTGGTCTTACGGGGTATTTAAAGGACGTTGCTGAAGAGGGTCCTTTTAAGGAAGCGACAAAGAATTTAACTGCTCGAGAGATGTATAGCTTAAATCCAGGTGAGATGTTGGCTCGTATTGCTCACGGTGACTTAACTACGGAAGAGCGTTTAACGGCCCTTGAGGTCTTAAACCCCTATCTGGCGTCTGGAAATCTGTCAGAAAGAGCTAAAAAAGCTTTGCAGACAATGTTGTTTTCGGAAACTAATCCTATAGGTAGAAAAGCCGGTGAGTTCAGGGATCTTGTTAGAGATTACCCTAGTGACGGGTCTATGTCTGACCGCTTAGTGAGGGGGATAGCTTCTTACCTTCCAGAGGACTATGTGGATTTCCACACCGAAGTACCAATGGATATCTCTAAGAATAGGGTCTATGCTCCAGACTACAAAGCCGCAACAAAGTAGGAGATAAAACTTTGAGCGTGATACCATTTAAAGAAGACGACGACTTCAAAAAGCACAACCAGAAAGCTACTGAAGAGGCTGCGAAGGAGCTTCAGGAGTTTGTCCAGGAGCTAGAGTCTCTGGAAGCTCAGATGGCGGACTTGCAGCGCGATCGTCAGGATGTTTTGACGGTTGTGAAATCGAAGGGATACAACGTCAAGGCGTTGCGTCGTCTGTTGGCAGAGCGTAAGCGCGATGCTGGTGAGTTGGCGGAAGAGAAAGAGACGATCGAGCTCTACCGCAACTTATTGTTATGACATAGTAATCGCATAAAAGCTGTGCTAGGGTCTGCTCGAAAGACACCCAAGCGCGGTAATTTGTAGTGTCGAAAAGCAAGAGTGTAGGGCGGGCAGGCGAGTTCCTGTCTGCGTACATATTGGAGACGTATGGGGTTGAGGTCCACCATGTGGATCGCGATGGGGCGGATCTATGGTGCAAGGTCCAAGGTTCGATACTCACGGTACAAGTTAAGGCCAGCAGCAAGCCCATGCGTTACGGCCATGATACGAAGGAGATGTACACGTATCATACGCCTAAGACCCTTGAGGTGGACTGGTATTGTTTTGTGGCTTTGGACAAGCAGTTATTGTTGATGAAGAAGAGTGATTCGTTTGAGACGTCGAAGCTTCGGATATCGCCGAATGAGTTCAACGAGGTAAATCAGCGAAGAACGATTGAGGAATTTATGGAAAGCTGTTAGAGTTCCTTGAACCTTGGACCTTGGAGATTAGAGAGATGCCTAAAGGCCAGTCCCCCAGCAAGCGCATGGATGCGCGTCGTTCCCGCCTTGAGTCTGAGGTTGAGCGTTACTCTGGCTCGGACCTTCCGATGCCTTCGTTTGAAGAGGGTGACAACCCTTCGTTGATGGACCGCGGGATGGCAAAGGCTGTTCGTAGTGTGACCGGCATGCGTCAGGGTCAGCTTGAGGACATGAACCGTGAGGGTTTGTCGCGTCGTCGTCAGGAACTAGAGAAGATTGACGTCAGCCGTGAGAATGAAGCGGCTCGTTCTTCGATGGCTCGTCGCAAGATGGGTTATAAAGAGGGCGGTAAGGTCAATGGTTTTCCTGATTTAAACAAGGATGGCAAGGTCACAAAGGCCGATGTATTAAAGGGTCGTGGTGTTGAGGGCTTCATGGGCGGCGGCATGGTCCGTGGCTGCAAGTCTTCTCAAGTTTCTGGTAAGGGCTTCAAGGGCACGTACTAATGGCGTTGAGCGAAGAGTTTCAGGCGTACATCCGCGATCAAGCGGCTCGTTACAACATTCCAGAAAGCTTGGCGTTTTCTCTGATCACTCAGGAGAGCGGCGGCAAACAGAGTGCCGTAAGCCCCAAGGGTGCGACTGGAATCATGCAGCTCATGCCTGGCACGGCAAAAGAGCTGGGTGTCGACATGAACGACCCCTACCAAAACATTGAAGGCGGCATGCGCTACCTGTCTCAGCAGTACGATCGGTTTGGTTCTTGGCCACTGGCTCTGGCGGCATACAATGCGGGCCCTGGTGCTGTTGAGAAGTATGGCGGGATTCCTCCGTTTGAAGAAACGGAACTCTATGTTCCTACTATTTTGAATCGAGCGGGCATGGCCGACATGGTGCCTGCGGATGGCCAGGAACGATACCGTGTTCCCGTTGTAATGACTGATGGTGACCAGACAGCCTCCGAAGAGCTTGCCGGCGAACGGTATTACGGTATGTTTGGTGACGAATACGCTGACGCGGCGGCTCGTGCGCAGGCGGATACAGAGATGCTGAAGCAGTCGACCAAGGCCAACCGCGAAGTTGCGGGCGACAGCATGTTAGATTACCTATCAGACGCACTAGAATACTTGGACTTGTCAGGAATAGCGAAAGGGCCGAAGATGCCAAGCTCGGTTGGTCCTGGTGTTTATCGCCCGAGAGGTGGCGGTGGGACCAGAGCTCTACAAAGGTTTGGTATCGCTAGCTTAGCGTAATGGAATACAAATCATTCGCCATAGAGCGTTTGCGGGACATTTTAAGACTAGGGATCGCCATGCAACAAGAGGGGGCATATAGCGTGATCCCTTTTGATATTGAGAAAGCTGCGCAATCCATTGTTCACATGGTCATCAACAACCCTAATGGATTTGGGATGTTGGCTTACGACGGCGACAAAGCCGTCGGGATGATTGCAGGATCCCTTGCTCCTTACTTCTTTGGCCGAGGAACACTGGCCTCTGACTTTGTTTGGTATGTCGAACCCGAGTACCGAGGTTCGAGGGCCGCGATTCGACTGCTCAAGGAGTTCAAATCTTGGTCCACGGCCATGGGTGCAACGGAGTTGTACATGGGTGTGACGACTGACATTTCTTCTGCTCGGACTGGCAAGCTTCTGACGCGCCTAGGGTTTGAGCATGTTGGCGGCAATTACAAGGTTGAGTTGCATGGCGAATCTTGAGGCTCTACCGGACGAGGTACTGAAAGAGATTTTGGCGCTGAATGAGGCCAAGATTAAGCTTGAGGTCCGGGACAAGGCGACGAACAGCTTCATGGCGTTTGCGCATCATGTATATGAGAACTTTATTGAGGGCGCGCATCACCGGATTATCGCCGAAAAGTTGGAAAGGGTCGCAAGAGGCGACCTAAAGCGACTAATTATTAACATGCCACCGCGTCATTCTAAGTCTGAGTTTGCTTCGTTTCTGATGCCTGCTTGGTTCTTGGGCCGGAATCCGAAGCTGAAGATCATTCAGGCGACGCACAACACTGAGCTTGCTGTGCGTTTCGGCCGTAAGGTGAGGGATTTGATTGATGACCCAGCATACAAGGAAATCTTCCCAGGGACCGTCCTTAAAGAGGATAACAAGGGCGCCGGTAAATGGGGCACCAACAAAGGTGGTGAGTATTTTGCT